GGTAAAGTTTCAGAATCTTCAAAGAAAATTCAAGACTCTTTATTCTATCAAGAGTATTCTTACGTTATTAAAGTTGGTCAGTCTATCGATAAATATCGTGATGCTGTCAAGAAACTGTTACATCCAATCGGTTTAGCACTGTTTGGTGAAGTTACAGTTCAGTCATTGGTTGAAGCACCTTCTAGTATAACATTAGAAGTTTCTGATTTATTGGCAACTATTCGTTTATTCTTAGATATGAAGATTCGTGCAGTTGGTAACTACAGAAGATCTGGATATGAGGATAATTCTGCTTTAGATAAAGAGCAAGTTACCATAATTATTACGGATTTCCTTTCTTCACATCTAGCAGTATTAACTTCGCCATCAGAATTCTTACCAGTTCTTCATTTACCAGAGTTAACTCCAACAGAAGTCCATTTATTGGATCTTCGTGCAGAAGTTGGTGAAACTTATAAATCTATTATGTGGGCGACTCTTTCTGATAGTCCTACAACTTTAGCTGAATTTGTCGCCAGATTAGAGCTGAAATCTAGCCCATCAGCATCTTCTGCACAACTTGGACCAACTTTATCGTGGTTGGAAAGATGGAAATTTACCATGCCACCGTATGTAGCTGGAACAAAAGAGACTATTGGGGTCTATAGAAACGCTTGGACTCAAGACTATGATGCTCCAAACGAAGGTTACTGGAATACCTTTGCAAACACACAAATTAAGGATTTTGGAAGTATTATCATTTCAGATGTTATAAATAATCCTAATAGAAGAACAAATTTTGCGCAAGAAGCGTACATTGATATTATTAAGTTAGACTTTTCTTATAGCATGGATTCTAGTACAATTAAACTAGATTCAGGAATTCTAACTATGGACAATGGAGATAATGGTGGATCTACATTCGACAATGTAAGTTCAACAACACTAGACAAAACTACATCGTTGACATTTGATACGATGTAATACAGGAGAAACAAATGGCAAAATCAATTATTGGAGTGGGAACTACAGCGAACGATGGTACAGGTGATACCCTTCGTGCAGCTGGGGTTAAAATTAACGACAATTTCAGCGAGATCTATACTGCATTAGGTACTGGCTCAGCAATCACTCTGACACCTACAGTAACAGAACTAAATTATGTAGATGGTGTTACATCTGCTATCCAAACTCAATTAGACGCTAAATCTCCGACTGCTGGATCTTCTAGTATAACCACTCTTGGTACTATCGCCACTGGTGTTTGGAATGGAACTGCAATCGCTGGTCAGTATGGTGGTACTGGAGTTGCAAACACTGGTAAAACTATTACCCTTGGAGGTAACTTAACTACCTCTGGTGCTCATGCTACAACATTAACTACAACTGGTACAACTGGTGTAACTCTACCAACTACTGGAACGCTGGCAACTTTAGCTGGTACAGAAACATTTAGTAATAAAACATTAACAGCATCAGTTCTTGGCGGTATTACAACTTCTGCTTCTGGCAATATAGTAGTTAAACCATTTACCAATATATTAGAAATCCAAGGTGATGGTGCTTCAGTTGTTGGCCAAATTCAATTAAACTGCCATGTTAATTCTCATGGTCAAAAAATTGCTTCTCAGCCACATTCTGAGGCTGCTACAAATAAATTAACACTTCCAGGTGGAACTACAATTGGTAACGCTGATGCAGTTCTAGTTTCAGATACTGGTATACAAACGCTATCCAATAAAACAGCTGGAGTTGCCACTGCGACAAGCACTGCTGCAAGTCTTGGTTATCTTGGTGTGCCACAAAGCGCAACTGCCACTACTGCTACTCTGGCAATTGGTGATGCTGGTAAGCACATCTATGTAACAACAAATAGTCAAACAATAACTATCCCTGCCAATGCTACAGTGGCTTATCCAATCGGAACTACCATTGATTTTATTGCTGGTGCAAGTGCCACCACTGTTACTATCGCAATCGACACCGATACTATGTATCTTGCTGGAACAGGAACTACTGGTTCTAGAACTCTCGCTGCATTCGGTATGGCAACTGCGGTTAAGGTTACTGCCACATCATGGTTTATCAGCGGATTTGGATTAACATAATATAAATAACAAGAATTCTAATGGTAGTCACTGAACTACTTGTATCAATCTATAAAAGGAAAATAAAATGGCTGCAATTATAACTTCAAAATTTCGCATTCACAATGCGCAATCTTTCAAAGAAGGTTTTTCAGAAGCTGCTGCAACTAACATGTATCTTGGTATTGGTCGTCCACAAAGTTGGACAAGCGATAACTCTCCAGATACTCCAGTTGACACAGTATCTGAAGAACTATACTATTGGCAAGATATGCTCGCTGTAAAGCGTATTCAATCTTCAGACGTAGCACACGCTATACCACGTCGTGACTGGACTTCTGGTCAATATTACGACATCTATCGTCATGACTACAACGGCACTACTGCTGGTGTAAATATTTCTTCTGGTGGTGGTACAACTCCAGCAAGTTTATATGCTGCAAACTTCTTCGTTGTTACTGACGAATATAACGTCTACAAATGTTTAGATAACAGAAACGCAGCGAACTCAGTTATTGCATCAACAACTAAACCAACAGGCACTTCTACTTCAGCTATTACTACTGCTGATGGATATGTTTGGAAGTATATGTATACAATTTCTCCAGCTGATGTTATCAAGTTTGTTTCTACAGACTTTATTCCAGTTAAGACTTTGACAGGCAACCCTGGATCTACTGATGCTTACTACGATCAGTGGTTAGTTCAAGACGCTTCAGTTGATGGTTCTATTAACAATATTTTAGTAACTGCTGGAGGCACTAGTTACTCATCAACTCCAACTGTTACTATTACTGGTGATGGTACTGGTGCAACTGCTACAGCAGTTAGAGATGCAGGTAGCAGTACTATTACTGCAATTAACATTACTGCTGCAGGCACTGGATATACATACGCAACTGTTGCTATCTCTGGCGGTGGTGGTTCTTCAGCAACTGCAACTGCAATAATTACACCAAAGGGTGGTCATGGCGCAGATCCAGTTGAAGAACTCGGTGGTTACTATGTAATTATGAACGTGCGTTTAGAGTATGATGACGGATCTGGTGACTTCCCAGTTGATAACGATTATCGTCGTATTATGTTAATCCGTGACCCATATAACTATGGAACAACAACTGTTTCTACAGCTACTACATTGAAGGCAACTAAAGAGTTGACTTTCTCTAGCGGTACTGGTACATTCCAACAAGACGAAACTATCACTGGTGGAACATCTGGTGCTGTTGGTCGTATTGTTTCTGTAAGCGGAACAACAATTCGTTACATCCAACTGCGTACTCAAAATGCTACTGGTGCTACATTCTCAACTAGTGAGACTATTACAGGTGGAACATCTTCAGCAACAGGTACTGTTGCAACTAAGACTAATCCTGAAGTTCAACCATACAGTGGTGATGTAATCTACGTTGAAAATCGTCGCCCAATTAATCGTGCCAGCGACCAGATTGAAGATATTAAAATCATCGTAGAGATGTAAATAAATAATAAGTAAAGTTTAATAGAGAAACTATAATGACCATTAATTTTAATGTATCGCCATATTATGACGACTACTCTGAGGATGACAAATACCTCAAAGTATTGTTTCGTCCAGGATATCCAGTACAAGCGAGAGAACTAACTCAACTGCAGACAATTCTGCAGAATCAAGTATCACGCTTTGGTGACCACATCTTTAAACAAGGTGCGATGGTTCTTCCAGGACAAATTTCATATGATGATACTTTTAATTATGTAAAAGTTCAACCAACTTATAATGGTGTTTCTGTTGACACTTATATTGAAGAGATTGTCGGTTATATTCTAGTTGGTAATACAACTGGTGTTAAAGGTAAGGTTGTTTATGCTGCACCTTCAACAACAACCGACTCTCCAACAATTTACATTAAATACATTGAGTCTGGTACAAATAACGTAACTAGAACTTTTGCTGAAAATGAGATTTTAACTACAGAAGATGCTCCAACTGCTCGTGCATTTACGAGTGTTTTATCTGAGGCAACTGGTGTTGGTTCTGGTGCTTCCATTGAACGTGGTGTTTACTACATCAATGGTTTCTTTATGTTGGTTACTCCACAGACCATTTTATTAGACAAATACACCAATACTCCTTCATATCGTGTTGGTCTGGAGATATCTGAAGATATTGTTACACCTGAAGAAGAGTCAGCGTTGCAAGATAATGCACAAGGTAGTTCTAACTTTGCTGCTCCAGGTGCTCATCGTTATCAAACAACTTTAACACTAGCAACACGTACAATCGAAACTGTTGAAGATAAAGACTTTATTGAATTACTTCGTGTTGTTAATGGTGGTATTCAATATAAAGTTCGTACAACTGACTATTCTATTTTAGAACAAACTCTTGCTCGTCGTACTTTTGATGAGTCTGGTAATTATGTTGTTCGTAACTTTACAATGGATGTCCGTGAGCACAGAAATAATAATCGTGGTTTATGGAAAGAAAACACTTCTTTCTTAATCGGTGATGTTGTATATTACACAATTGGTGGAACTACCAACTATTATACTGCAACTACTGATGGTTCTTCTGGTTCTCAACCACCTATTCATTCTTCTAGTACAGCAACCGATGGTGTCGGTGGTGTAACATGGCAATATACTGCTTTAACAGATTTATATTACAATCGTGGTATTTTTGATCCTGCCACACAAGATGGTGACTCTGCTAAATTGGCACTTGGTATGGAGCCAGGAAAAGCATATGTTCAAGGATATGAGATCGAGAAAATTGGTACTCAATATCTAAACATCGATAAAGCACGTGACTTTGCTCGTGTTGCCGATACTCAAATTCAAACTACTGTTGGTAACTATATTCTGGTCACTAACATTAACAGCGTTCCACGTTTTGATGTTTTCCAAGAAGTTGATTTATACAGTCAAGTAACAGCCACTGCTGGTACTGCTGCTGGTTCTAAAATTGGAACTGCTCGTATTCGTGGTATTGAAATTCACAGTCTTGGAGCATCACGTGCTGCAGACATTTACAAGTTACAATTATCCAGCGTATCATTGAATAGTGGTGTAAACTTTAATCGTCAAGTTAAACAGATTTACTACAATGCTGGTTCATCTACCACTAACTTTACTGCGGACATTTCTCCGATTCAAACAGTACTAACTGGTTCTGTGACTGCATCTTCTTCAGCTACATTGACTGGTGCAGGTACTAGATTTACCACAGAACTACAAGTTGGTGATTACATCTATATTGGTTCTTCAGCAACTGTTCGTCGTATTAATGCTATTGCAAGCGATCTATCATTAACGCTAAGTGCCAGCGTAACAGTTGCTGCTGCAGCGATCTATCGTTTATCAACGGTATTATTTGAACCACAAAATTCTTCTTTAATTTACCAGTTACCGTTTTATGCTGTTCGTAAATTAAGAAGCGTAGATGATAGTACTATTGGAACTTCTTATACTGTAACTCAGCGTTTTGTACAGACATCTTCATCATCATCTGGTGGAACTTGTACTCTTACAATTAACGCTATTGGTTCTGCCGATACATTTGGATCTTCAGCTGAAAATACTAATTATTTGTTAGTAAATAATGCCACTGGTGGTGTTGTTATTCCTAACTCAATTAACGTAGTAACACCAGCACTTCGTCAAGTTATTTTCACACTTGATGCATCTGTTGCGTCTACTCAGTTTATTGTTCATGCTGCAGTTCGTAAGACTTCTATCGATGCTAAAGAGAAAGCAAAAACTTTAACATCAGCTGTAAAAACTATTACAGTAAAAACAACTGGTACTACACCAATTATTAAATTGGGTAAAGCAGATGGCTATCGTGTAACCAGCGTTAAAATGGACACTGGAACATGGGCATCTCCAACTGGTACTTACTCGATTGAAATTGGTAATCAATATAACTTTGATGACGGACAACGTGATGACTACTATGATGTGGCATCTATTAGTTTGCAGCAAGGTTTCCCATTACCAACTGCACCAATTCAAATCACTTTCCAATATTTTGAACACGGCACTGGTGATTATTTCTCAGTAGATTCATATATTGGTTCTGGTATTCGTTACGAAAACATTCCAATTTATTCTGGTGTTTCTTTAAGAGATGCATTAGATTTCCGTCCACGTATTGATGATACTGGTGTAGATTTTAGTTCAGCTGGTTCTTCACCAACACAACTACCAAAGCGTGGTGTGAACGTGGAAACAGATATGTCATACTATCTTGCACGTAAAGATAAAGTTGCGATTGACTTTAATGGTAACTTCTTCCAAATTAAAGGTGTGCCAGCTATCAATCCAGCAGAGCCAGAAGATCCAGTTAATGGAATGGTTCTATACAAACTTTCTCTTGAGCCATACACATTTGGAACATCAACTTCCAACGTAAGCGTAAGATCTATTGATAACAAACGCTACACAATGCGTGATATCGGTTCACTTGAGAAGCGTATTGATACACTTGAATACTATACATCACTATCTTTATTAGAACAAGAAACTGTAAGTTTAAGTATTCCAGACGAACAAGGATTGGATCGTTTCAAGAATGGTTTTATTGTTGACTCATTCTCTGGCTCTGGTGTTGGTGATGCTTCTAATTCAGACTTTAACTGTGCGATTGATATGGAGAATAAAGAACTCCGTCCATTCTATCGTATGGATAATGTCAATTTAATTGAAAAGAACTCTGCTTCTGCTCAGCGCACTGCAAGCAACTACACATTAACTGGTGATGTCATTACATTACCATATAACAATATCCCTTTCATTAAGCAGAATGTTGCATCCCGTGTTGAGAACATTAACCCATTTGCAATCTTTACATTTATCGGTAACATCAATCTAAACCCATCTTCTGATGAATGGTTTGAAGTTGAACGTCGTCCAGATATTGTAAATAACGTAGAAGGTAACTTCAATGCTGTTTTCAGTGCTCTTGAACGATCTGGTTCTTTAGGTACAGTTTGGAATGCATGGCAGACTCAATGGACTGGTGCTGCACGAGTTACATCAAGCACATTTAGTGCAGATCGTAGAGGTGGTGATGGCGGTGCATGGTTAGATGCGACATTTGGTTTAGGACCAGCTAATAGTGGATGGGCAGTTCGTCAAGTAACTACTCAGACTACTGCTCGTGAAGTTGGTCTTTCAAGAACTGGTCTAAGATCTACCGTTGTTGCTCAAATCGACAGACAATTAGTTGAAGACAAAGTTCTTTCAACTGCAGTTATTCCATACATCCGTTCACGTGGTGTTTTGATTCAAGCTAAAGGTTTCAAACCAAAGACTAAACTATTTTCTTTCTTTGATAGTATCAATGTTAATTCTTACATTCAACCAGCCACTAGAATTCCATTCGATGCAATTTCTGGCTTTGGTTCAGAATTTGATAGAACATCAAACGTAGGTTCTAACTCAACTGAAACTGCTCGTCGTATTGCTGGCGATCCAACTAAAGATACTCAACCAGCGTTAAATCGTGGTGATGTTATTACTGGTTTAACTTCAGGCGCAACTGCAGTTTGCGTTGGATACGAGATCACTTCTACTGGAACTAAAGCGATTTATGTTTTAAACATTAAAGGTACATTCCAGTCTGGTGAAATTATGACTGGTTCTATCTCTGGTGCTCGTGGAACAATCAATTCTTCTGTGACTGTTAAAGCACAGGGTGACGAGTTAATCTCTAACTTCAATGGCGACATATATGGATTATTAACTATTCCAAATACAGATGCTCTAAGATTCCGTACAGGTATTAAAGAACTTCGTATTACTGATAGTTCTGCCAACGCTGGTGACTTTACTTCGGCTGGTAGTGTTCAGTATCGTGCACAAGGTATTCTTGAAACTAAACAATCAACATTTAACGCTGTTCGTAATGCAACGATTGCGCAAGAAGTTGTTAATGCTACCAATACTATTACTGAAACCTCAGAGCGTGTTGTTGGTGATACTGGATGGTATGACCCACTGGCACAAACATTCTTGGTTCAGCAAAAGGGTGGAGCATTCTTAACAGGTGTTGATATTTTCTTTGCTACTAAAGACGATAATATTCCTGTCAATATCGAGATCCGTGAAGTTGTTAACGGATATCCAGGTAAGAAAGTTCTCCCATTCTCTAAGATGGCATTGAACCCAGATAAAATTAATCTATCAACTAATAGCGTAACTGTTGATGGTGCAACTTATCGTTCTCCAGATACACCAACTCGTTTCACATTCCCATCTCCAGTATTTGTAAATGACGCAACTGAATACTGTATCGTATTGTCTTCTGACTCTAACAACTATCGTTGCTGGATTTCTCAGTTAGGTGATAAGCAAGCAGGAACAGATCGCTTTATTTCTGAACAACCATACGCTGGTGTATTCTTCAAGTCACAAAACGCTTCCACTTGGACTGCAGATCAAACACAAGACTTGATGTTCACAATCTATCGTGCACAGTTCGCAACTAATGTTATCGGTCAAGTAGACTTTGTTAATGATAGTTTACCAAACAATGTATTGCAGAGCGATCCATTCCAAGTAACTTCTGGTTCAAACAAAGTTCGTGTCTTCCATCCTGACCATGATATGTTCCCTGGATCTAAGGTTCGTATTCAAGGTGTTGCAACTGGAACATACAATAATATTCCAAGCGCAGAGTTGAATGGTACTCAGACTATTTCTGATGTTGACTTAGATTCTTATACATTCACAACTACCACAAATGCAAACGCAACTGGTTTTGTTGGTGGTACTGGAGTTCAAGCAACTGACAACGTACAGTTTGATGTTGTTCAACCAATTGTTCAAGTTCAGTCATTCTCAGAGACTAATGTTGATTATGAGATTAAGTCTACAACTGGTCGTTCTGTTGACGGTATTGAAGTACCATATATCAAACAGACTTCTGGCGACTCAGTAATGATTAACCAGTCAAATATTTACGCTTCACCAAGAGTTATTGGTTCCGATATAAACGAATCAAACTTCTTAAGTGGTGATAAGTCTATAACATTCTCTGCTCAGATTTCTACTACAGTTGATTCATTGTCTCCTGTGATTGATACTCACAGAACTTCATTAATCTGTATTCACAATAAGATTAATAGTGCCACTCAAACAAACACTAATATCTCTCCAATAGATAATAGAACTGCGACTTCTGCTAAGACTACTATTGCCTTTACGACAACTGGTATTTCTACAGCAGATGCAACTACTAAATTAGACTTACTCACTATCGGTGTTGGTCGTTATGTGACAATCTCAGGTGCTGCAGACGCTGGTAATAATGGAACATTCCTAGTAACTAACGTGGCAGTTGATGGATCTTCTGTTACATTGAGTAATACATTTACTGCTCGTGCAGCTGGTTCTGGAACAGCAGGTACAATTACAGTGGTTTCTCTGGATAAATTCTTTGATGAAATCGCACCTGTGAATGGTTCACAACATAGCAAGTATGTAACTCGTAGAATTAACCTTGCAAATCCTTCTTCTTATATGAAGATTCGTTTTGCGATTAACCTACCTACAAATGCTTCTGTGGATGTTTACTACAAGTTAAACAATGTTGGTTCTAATATTGACTTCAATACAGTTCCATATACATTGATTAACCCAGACGCTGTTATTCCTAAGACTACATTCCCAGAAACATTCTTTGATGTAGAATACTCTGCTGC